CATCTGACTCTAATTTACAAAAAGCAGATTGTTCTGTGACATTTGTTGAAGATTAAAAAGGAGTTTCGTTATGAGTGAAGTTTACTTAGGTAACCCAAACCTTAAGAAGGCGAATACACAAATTGAATTTACTGAAGACCAAATCATTGAGTTCTTAAAGTGTAAAGAAGATCCAGTCTACTTTGCTAATAACTATATTAAGATCGTTTCTCTTGATGAGGGTCTGACACAGTTTCACCCATATGATTTCCAAGAGAAACTAATTCATAACTTTCATAATAACAGATTCAATATCTGTAAGATGCCTCGACAGACTGGCAAATCCACTACAGTCGTATCTTATCTTTTGCATTATGCTGTATTCAATGATAGTGTAAACATTGGTATTCTGGCAAACAAGGCAGCAACCGCTAGAGAACTTCTCAGTAGGTTACAGACTGCATATGAAAACTTGCCTAAATGGATGCAACAGGGTATTCTGTCATGGAACAAAGGTTCAATGGAGTTGGAAAATGGCAGTAAGATACTGGCAGCTTCTACGTCTGCAAGTGCTGTCCGAGGTATGTCGTTCAACATCCTCTTTCTCGACGAGTTCGCGTTCGTCCCAAATCACGTTGCTGACTCGTTCTTTGCATCTGTTTATCCTACTATTACTTCTGGTAAAAACACCAAAGTAATCATCGTATCCACACCACACGGTATGAATCATTTCTACCGTATGTGGCACGATGCGGAGAGAAATAAAAATGAATATGTACCAACTGATGTTCACTGGTCTGAAGTACCAGGAAGAGATGAAGTATGGAAAGAACAGACGATTGCAAACACTTCAGAACAACAGTTTCGTGTTGAGTTTGAGTGTGAGTTTTTAGGTTCTGTAAATACACTCATAAATCCAACTATTCTCAAAAATTTAATATATGAAAATCCAATACAAAGAAACGCAGGTTTAGATGTCTATGAAGAAAATCAAAAAGGACACAACTACCTTATTACTGTAGACGTTGCTCGTGGATTGGGAAATGATTACTCTGCATTTATCGTTTTCGATATTACAGAATTTCCATATAAGTGCGTAGCAAAGTACAGAAATAACGAAATCAAACCAATGCTGTTTCCAAATATTATTTTGGATGTGGCAAAGGGATATAATAATGCCTGGTTATTGGTAGAAGTTAATGATATTGGAGATCAGGTAGCAAGTATTCTTCATTATGATCTAGAATATGAAAATATTCTTATGTCCTCAATGAGAGGAAGAAATGGACAGGTTGTTGGTCAAGGATTTTCTGGTAGCAAAACACAACTCGGTGTTAGAACAACATCTGCCGTAAAAAAACTTGGATGCTCAAACTTAAAAACTCTTATTGAAGAATACAAGTTACTTACTCTCGATTATGAAATCATTTCAGAACTGACTACTTTTGCTCAGAAGCATAACTCCTTTGAAGCAGAAGAAGGTTGTAATGATGACCTTGCAATGTGTCTTGTTCTTTTTGCTTGGTTAGTTGCACAAGACTACTTCAAAGAGATGACTGAAAATGATGTTCGTAAGAGAATCTATGAAGAACAGAAAGACCAGATAGAACAAGATATGGCACCATTCGGATTTATTTCTGATGGATTCAATGACGAAACAACTTTTGTAGATAGTGCTGGTGATAGATGGTATACTGACGAATACGGAGATATATCTTATATGTGGGATTATAAGTAATGACTTTTGATGATGAAATAGAATTAGAACATTTATTATTTCTCGAAAGAAAGTGCAGAGTATGCGGTAAAGTAAAGAACTTGTTAAATGATTTTTACAAAACCAGAAGAGATAGAACTCTCGCATCTTCATACTCATATGAGTGTAAAGATTGCACCAAAAAAAGAATAGTCGTTAGTAGGATGACCACCACAATATTTGATAGATGGGAATATCCTGACTGGTAAGTTTGTTCACGCATCGTTTCCCCACTGAAAATGCCCCTTTTCCTAAATATTTTTAGATAAATTTGGATTGCGAGGACAAACAAGATGCCAATAAATTTAGCATCTCCTGGGATTAAGGTAAGGGAGGTTGACCTTACAGTAGGAAGAGTCGATCCATCATCCGAAAAAATTGGCGGTCTTGTTGCTCCTTTTGCACAAGGTCCCGTTGATCTTCCAACTCTCGTTGGTTCGGAAAAGGACTTACTGGACAATTTCGGAAAACCATACGGAAATGATAAGCACTATGAGCATTGGCTCACTGCTTCTTCATACTTAGCATATGGTGCACCAATGAGAGTCGTCAGACAAGATGATGACGATCTCAAAAATGCTTATGTCGGTTCTGGATCTTCCATCAAGATTAAGAGCATTGAGCACTATGAGCAACTTCAATACGACGAAAACGTAATTACCGATAGAACAATAGTTGCCAAGAATCCAGGATCTTGGGCAAATGGAATCAGAATCGGTATTATTGATGCAAAGGCAGACCAAGTTCTGACTGGTATTTCTACCACTGGAGTATCAGCATTTACTGCTGCAATCACGAACAGATCAGCAACGATTGCCACTGGTGCAGCAACCACGATTGGTATCTCTACTGCTTCAATTACTCTTGGACAAGAAGTTCGTGGTAACTTTGTTTCAGCAGGAACTACGGTTACTGCAATCAATGTTGGTAATATTCAACTTGCGAGTGCCACTTCAAACACTGAAGGTGGAGTTACCGTTCCTTTGGATTTTGGTACAACCACATTCACTGCTGCAGCACTTGTAGTTGGTGCAGGTATCACTCAATCAATGAGTGGTAGATATGATGTTGGTGCAGGAACAACCACAGCACTGACCGGACACCTGAAGGGTATTGTTACTGAAGTTGGCGTTGGACAAATCAGTGTTAAAGTTCTTTCTTACGTTGATGGTGCAACAGAAACCGTAAAAGATTATCAAGAGAGTGGAACTTGGGCATTTACCAGCACAGGTAGTGTTGCTATCACCACTGCTGGACAGTCGGTATCATATGGTTCAACCGTTTACACTGGAAGACAAGATTGGTTCTCACAACAAACCGTTGCGATTTCTACATCAACAGTTGGTGGATCAACCGTTACCACAACTCAACCTTGGAATACACTGGCAGATCGTCCAGGAACTTCTCAATATGTTACTGATAGAGGTGGAAGATTTGATGAAGTTCACGTTGTAGTTATCGATGGTGATGGTAAAGTCACCGGAAACGCAGGAACAATTCTTGAGAAGCACTTAGGACTTTCAAAGGCAAAAGATGCAGAGTTCTCTGCTGGATCACCTTCTTACTGGAGATCTTATCTGAAGAGCAATTCGGCATACATTTTTGGTGGAGATGAACCTGCAGGAACAACTCCAATTGGATATTCTTCAGGATTTACTCGTGTAACTCAAAGTGGTGGAGCATGGGATCAAGAGGCAGAAGGAGTTATCTTTAACGGATCTGGAGATAAAAACTTAGTTCTTACTCGTGGCAAGAACTATAATGGTGGAGAAACCATTACAGAATCAGGAGCACTTGCTTCAGATGTAAGTAAGTTATCAACTGGTTATGCACTGTTTGAAAATACCGAAACATATGCAATCGACTTCCTGATTATGGGGTCTGCAAACTATTCTTCGGATATGTCAGCAGCACTTGCAAATAAACTGATTGCAGTTGCTGATATAAGAAAGGATGCACTGGCATTTGTTTCACCATACAGAGGAGCATTCCTCACGGATACCGATGCTGGATCTGTAACGGTTAATAATGATGAAACCATCACCGATAATGTATTAGAGTACTACTCTAAAGTTACATCATCTTCATATGCAGTATTCGATAGTGGATACAAGTATATGTTTGATAGATTTGCAAATACATTCCGTTATATTCCACTGAACGGTGATATTGCCGGACTTTGTGCTCGCAATGACATTGACAACTTCCCATGGTTCTCACCTGCTGGAACTACAAGAGGTGCAATCCTCAACGCAGTCAAACTGACTTATAATCCTTCTCAGACACAAAGAGATAGATTGTATTCTGCAAGAGTTAATCCAGTTATTGTTTCTCCTGGTGGTGGAATCGTTCTCTTCGGTGATAAGACTGGACTTTCTAAGGCATCAGCATTTGATAGAATCAACGTTCGTCGTTTGTTCATCTATCTTGAAGATGCAATCTCTGCTGCTGCAAGAGATCAACTTTTTGAGTTCAATGATGAAATCACAAGAACCAACTTTGTAAACATTGTTGAACCATTCCTCCGTGATGTTCAGGCAAAACGAGGTATTCAAGATTATGTTGTTATTTGTGATGAAACAAATAACACTGCCGCAATTATAGATAATAATGAGTTTGTGGCAGATATTTACATCAAACCTGCAAGATCAATCAACTTCATTGGTCTTACATTTGTTGCCACCAGAACTGGTGTTTCATTTGAAGAAGTTATCGGTAACGTTTAATTTAGAGGTTTAAAGAAAAATGCCTAGTCGCCAACAACGTAATACCTCACCAGTAAGAACGATCAGTGATTTTAAAAGCAGATTATCTGGTGGTGGTGCAAGACCCAATCTATTTGAAGTTGAATTAGCATTCCCTGATGCGGTTGCTATTGATAATGATGTTCTTCAAAAAGCAAGATTTCTCGTAAAGGCAGCAGCACTGCCTGCCTCTACGATTGCTAATATTGATATTCCTTTCAGAGGTCGTGTTCTGAAAGTTGCCGGAGATAGAACATTTGAAACTTGGACAATCACTGTCATCAATGATGTTGATTTCTCTATTCGTTCTGCTTTTGAAAAGTGGATGAATTCAATCAACAAAATGACTGATGCAACTGGACTTACAAATCCTGTTGACTATCAAAAGGATGCTATTGTCAAGCAACTGGATCGTGATGGTTCTGTTCTCAGATCTTACAAGTTCTGGGATATCTTCCCAACCAATATTTCTACGATTGATCTGAGCTACGAGACGACTGATACTATTCAGGAGTTTACCGTAGAACTTCAGGTTCACTATTGGGAAGCATTTAGAGGAACCTCTGCTCAGGCAGGTGGTGAGGACATCAGCTAAATAGTAAAATAACAGTCTAGTCAGTTTATACTATGGCAAAACTTTTTGGTTTTTCTATTGAGGATACAGAAAAGAAATCCAAGACTATAGTTTCCCCCGTCCCCGAAAATAACGAGGACGGGGTTGATAACTATATTAGCAGTGGATTTTATGGTTCGTATGTAGATATTGAAGGGCAATATAGAACAGAATTTGATTTAATCAGAAGATACAGAGAAATGTCTCTCCATCCAGAATGTGATGGTGCGATTGAAGATGTTGTCAATGAGGCACTTGTTAGTGACCTTTATGACTCTCCCATTGAGATTGAACTTTCCAATCTCAATGCCACTGATAAGTTAAAAAAAGTAATTCGAGAAGAGTTTAAGTATCTTAAAGAACTTTTAGATTTTGATAAAAAAGCACATGAGATTTTTAGAAATTGGTATGTAGATGGTCGTATATATTACCATAAAGTAATCGATCTCAACAAACCTCAAGAAGGAATCAAAGAACTGAGGTATATTGATCCAATGAAAATGCGGTTTGTCCGCCAGGAAAAGAAAAATGATAAAAATATCATTGGACCAAATATTCCTGGTAGGGATGAATCTAAAAACGGCATTGCACCAGAGATTGAAGAATATTTTCTCTACACACCAAAACCAGCATATCCAACAAGCAACTTAACAGGTGGTGGTGGATCCAAAGGAACTAAGATTGCAAAAGATGCCATCACATATTGCACTTCTGGTTTAGTTGATCGCAACAAAGGAAACGTTCTTTCTTATCTCCATAAAGCAATCAAGTCACTCAATCAACTTAGAATGATTGAGGATTCTCTCGTTATCTATAGATTATCGAGAGCACCAGAACGCAGAATATTCTACATTGATGTCGGTAATCTTCCAAAACTAAAGGCAGAACAATATCTGCGTGATGTTATGATGCGTTATCGTAACAAACTTGTGTATGATGCAAACACAGGTGAAGTTCGTGATGATCGCAAATTTATGTCCATGATGGAAGATTTTTGGCTTCCTAGAAGAGAGGGTGGTAGAGGAACTGAGATTACAACTCTTCCTGGTGGACAAAATCTGGGAGAACTTTCTGATATTGAATATTTCCAAAAGAAACTTTATCGTTCTCTTGGTGTTCCCGAATCAAGAATTGCTGCTGATGGTGGATTCAATCTTGGTCGTTCTTCCGAGATTCTAAGAGATGAACTTAAGTTTGCTAAGTTTGTTGGTCGTTTAAGAAAAAGATTTGCACAGTTGTTCAGTGACATGCTGAAAACACAATTGATTCTCAAGAATATTGTATCTCCAGAAGATTGGGAAAAAATCAGTGATCACATTCAATATGATTTCTTGTATGATAATCAGTTTGCAGAACTGAAAGAAACTGAAATGTTGAATGAGAGACTCGGTATTCTCGCAACTATTGAACCTTATATTGGCAAATACTATTCAACCGAGTGGGTTCGTAAGAAAGTTCTTCGTCAGACTGATGGAGAAATCATTGAAATGGATGAGCAAATTGAACAGGAAATCAAGGATGGTATCATTCCTGATCCAAATTCTGTAGATCCGATCACTGGAGAACCATTACCAACAGAAGGTGAGCAGGGAATGTTGGGAGATGTTCCAATGGAACCAGAAGTGAATGGTGGAATCACTGATGCTGATGGCAAAGCTGCCGAGATATAAATAAAAAATATAGTCATTGTATGTTTTCATGGAAGAAATTGTAAATTTAATCGGATCTGATTCTTCAGCATCCGATATTAGTGACAAGATTAAAGACGTTTTGTATGCAAAAGCATCGGAACGTATCAATAATATTCGTCCAACAGTTGGTGCATCCATGTTTGGTGACGAACAACAATCCGAGGATCAAGAATAATGACAAGAACTTTATTAGTTGGTGTTGGAAATGAGGTTGCACTTAATGTGGCAACTACTTTAGATAATGCAACCGTAGTTAGAGTTTTTAATGGTGTTAGTGGAGTCGCAACTGTCAGTATTGCAAAAAGTACTAATACTGGATATGCAGATACTGCATCAGTAACACTGCCACAAAACCATGTTGAATTTTTTGAAAAAGGTCCTCAGGATCAAATCTCAGCATCAAATGCATTAGTTGTAGGTTTAAAAGTAGGATTCACAGGATAAACAATGAAACTCATTACAGAAGAAATTTCAAAAGTAGAATTTGTCGTAGAGGGCAAAGGTGCTGGTAAAAAGATGTACATTGAGGGAGTTTTCCTTCAAGGTGACATCAAAAATCGTAATGGTAGAATGTATCCTATGAACACTCTTGAAAGAGAGGTTGGTAGATATAATGAATCTTTTATTTCAAAGGGACGTGCTCTCGGTGAACTTGGTCACCCCGATGGACCTACAGTAAACCTCGATCGCGTTTCTCACAAGATTGTTTCTCTCACAAAAGAGGGAACAAACTTTAGAGGTAAGGCACAACTTCTTGAAACTCCAATGGGTAAGATTGCAAAATCTCTCATTAGTGAAGGAGTTATGCTTGGTGTTTCTTCTCGTGGTGTAGGTTCACTCAAGATGACCAATGAGGGTCATAAAATTGTTGGCGAAGATTTCATGTTAGCAACTGCTGCTGATATCGTTGCCGATCCTTCTGCTCCTGACGCATTTGTCTCAGGAATTATGGAAGGAAAAGAGTGGGTTTGGGAAGGAGGAATTCTTCGTGAACAACTCGCAGAAAAGACTCAGAAGAGAATTAACACTCTTGTTGATCAAAGAAGACTTGAGGAACATAAACTCCAGTTATGGAATGATTTCCTATCAAATCTTTAATTTATAAATAAATATAGATTAATACAAAATCTAATAATCTAATGTCCGTTGGTAGCAATTTACAAGAAATGGAAAACGTAGTAACCAAAGGTGCTGCTGCAGCTGAACCAATGCAAAAACTGTCCGGTACTACTCCAGGACAGCCTTCTGTAGAGGATCTCGGTGGCCCAACCCCAGAAAACTATAAAGCAGATGACAACTCTGCCAAACTCAAAGAACCTTCAATCGCAACTGTCAAAGACATTGTGAACAGAGGTGCCAAGCCTGCTGAAGCCATGCCTAAGGGTATGAAGGAAGAGGAAGAAGTTGAAGGAGAAGTTGTTGAAGAGGAAGAGGAAATCACTAATGAGGTAGTTTCTGAAGAAGAGACTACTGAAGAAGAAGAGGAGACCATCGAAGCAGAGTACAGCATCGAAGAAGATGTTGAAGCACTTCTTGCCGGTGAGGAACTCTCTGAAGAATTCCAAGAAAAGGCACGTACCATTTTTGAAACTGCTATCAAGGCAAAAGTTGCCGAAGTTCAAGAAGAACTGAAGGCACAATATGAAGCAACTCTTGAAGAGGAAGTTTCTGTCATTAAGGAAGAACTGACCGATAGAGTTGATGCTTATCTTGAGTATGTTGCTCAAGAGTGGATGACCGAGAATCAACTCGCAGTTGAGCAAGGTCTCAAGACTGAAATGACCGAATCATTCCTCACTGGAATGAAGAGTCTTTTTGAAGAACATTATGTAACAATCCCTGAAGAGAAGTATGATGTACTCAATAGCATGGTAGAAAAACTTGATGAGATGGAAGATAAACTCAACGAGCAAATTAAGTCAAATATTGCTCTCAACCAAAGATTAGCTGAGTCGGTTGCTGAAGCAATCTTCTCCGAGGTCTGCGAAGGTCTTGCACTTTCACAGAAGGATAAACTCGCTTCTCTTGCCGAAAATGTTGAGTTTGATAGTGAAGAGAACTATCGTGAGAAACTGGTAACTCTGCGTAAGTCATACTTCCCAGAGAATGCCGGAGCTCAAAGAGACCAGTCAGAGAATATTTCTGAAAGTTCTGATGTTGAAGCAACAACTTCTGCATCACCTCTGATGGAATCATATCTCACAACTCTGACCAGAGTTTCTAAAAAGTGATTTTTTAATTATAAGTCAAACTAAAACTTTTAAGAGGTAAAATTCAAATGCAAGGTTTCAATGCTGAATACCTGCAGGAGAAGTGGGCACCTATTCTTAATCACGAAGGTGGAATCAAAGATTCCCATCGTAGAATGGTTACCGCAGTTCTCCTGGAGAACCAAGAAAGAGCACTTCGTGAGGAGCGTGAGTTCCTGTCCGAAGCACCAACAAACGCAACCGGTTCATCGGGCGCAACCGCAGGTTTCTCTGCTGGTGCTGCTGACGGTGGTCCTACCGCAGGTTTCGACCCTGTTCTGATCTCCCTGATCAGACGTGCAATGCCTAACCTGGTCGCATATGACCTGGCTGGCGTTCAACCAATGAACGGTCCTACCGGACTGATCTTCGCAATGCGTTCCCGCTACACCAACCAGAGCGGAACTGAAGCACTGTTCGACGAAGCAAACACCGCATTCTCCGGAATCGGCACCAACAACGCACTGGGTGCACCATACGTTTCCGGTTCTGCTGGAGCATCCGTTGGTTTCGGTACGGACACTCAGAGAGGAGACAACCCTGGTATTCTCAATCCTAATGCTAACGAGACTGCTTACTCAGTCGGTCGTGGTATGGACACTGAGGATGCTGAAGGACTGGGTGAAGCAGGTAATGACTTCAACCAGATGGCATTCTCGATTGAGAAGGTCACCGTTACTGCTAAGTCAAGAGCACTGAAGGCAGAGTACTCCTTAGAACTCGCACAGGATCTGAAGGCAATCCACGGTCTCAATGCTGAGGCAGAACTCGCAAACATTCTCTCCACAGAGATTCTTGCTGAGATCAACCGTGAAGTCATCAGAACCATCTACAAGGCAGCAGAAGCTGGTGCACAGTCTAACGTTGCTAATGCAGGTACTTTCGACCTCGACGTTGACTCTAACGGACGTTGGAGTGTTGAGAAGTTCAAGGGTCTGATTTTCCAAATCGAGAGAGATGCGAACGCAATCGCACAAAGAACTCGTAGAGGGAAGGGCAACATGATCCTCTGCTCCGCAGACGTTGCCTCCGCACTGACCATGGCAGGAGTTCTCGATTACACCCCTGCACTCAACGCAAACCTGAACGTTGATGACACCGGTAACACCTTCGCAGGTGTACTTGCTGGTAAGTACAGAGTCTACATCGACCCATATTCTGCAAACGTTGGTTCTGCAGGCAATGGTGCTCAGTACTACGTTGCTGGTTATAAGGGTACTTCACCTTATGACGCAGGTCTGTTCTACTGCCCATACGTTCCTCTCCAGATGGTTCGTGCCGTTGGTGAGAACACATTCCAGCCTAAGATCGGATTCAAGACCCGTTACGGTCTGGTTTCCAACCCTTATGCAGAAGGTTCCTTCTCCGATGGTCAAGGTCTGGGTCGTATCACCGCAGCATCCAACCGTTACTACAGAAGAGTACGTGTTCTGAACTTGATGTGATATCAGCCTTCGGGCATTCACATTTTTCAGAGGGTCCTTCGGGACCCTCTTTTTTTATCTAAATAATAATAAAAATGCCATATCACGTCCAAAAACCAAGTTCTATTGCATTGGTAGATCCATCCAAAACAGTGGCATATTATATCGGTGATAATAGATGGTCATTTCTTTATACTGATAGACAAGTATTTTCTACTGAAGAAGAAGCACAAAATTCAGTTTCGATAAAGAATGTAGTCGTTGTAAGTGAGTAATAACCATGGCATCCGCATTCAATAAACAGATTGGAAATAGAAATTTTTTATCACCTGTTGGTTTTAAGTTTAGTTTAGCAAAAGAACCAAAGGTTGATTTTTTCTCAAACTCTGCTAGGATTCCAGAGATTAGTCTGGGAACAGCAACTCAACCATCATATCTGAAGGATGTTGATATTCCTGGAGATAAGTTATCTTATGGGGATTTTTCTTTAAGGTTCATGGTTGATGAAGGTCTTGTCAACTACATGAAAATCCATAACTGGATGACTGGACTTGGATATCCAGATTCGACACAAAGTTTTAAGGATTTAACAACTAATGATAATTCTCAAAGAGATTTGAATGAGCAGTTCAGTGACGGTAGTCTGCATATTTTGAATAGCAATTTCAGAGATGTTGCTATTGTAAAATTTAGAGATCTATTTCCAGTCTATCTAACTTCTCTTGAGTTTGAAGCATCTGATACGGATATACAGTACTTTACAGCAGAGGTCACTTTCAAGTATACTCTGTATGATATAGTAGGACCTGACGGCAGAACTCCCTTATGAATCTTGATCAAATTCAGGAGATGTGGGAAAGAGATTCCCAGATCGATCCTGATAATCTACATGATGAATCATTAAAAATACCACAACTTCATTCCAAGTATTATACAGTCTATAATACGATTACTCTTTTGCGAGAAAAAGCAAAGGAAACTTATAATCGTGTTCGATTGGAAAGATATAACTACTACACCGGAAAGGCGGATCCAGAGGTTTATGCCGAGGAACCATTTCCATATAAGGTTAGGGATAAAGAGGCATTACAGAGGCATATGGATGCCGATGATAAGTTGAATAAAGTTGATCTCAAGATTCGTTATTATGATGTCCAACTTAAGTTCTTAGAGGAAATTATCAAAAACATTTCCAACAGAACTTTTCAAATCAAGAATGCCATAGAGTGGCATCGTTTCCAAGCAGGTTTTAACTAATGGATGAAGAGAATCTTTACGAACAGGATTTCAATCCAGATTTACCTTTTGTCTCAATGGACATGGGAATTGATGATGTGAGACAGATTCACGAATCGATAAGTCTTCATCTTCAAAACTGGGTATCATGTCCAGAGAAAAAAGAAAGATTGGAAAGTTTAAAAGACTTTTTTGAAAGACTAATGCTTGAATATACGTTTAAGATGGGAGAATAAATATCCATAGGTGATCCTTATGGATAATGTCTCATTTGATTATTTCGAAAAAGAACGAAGTATATCTTCAGGTAAAAGCAGAACCTCACGTTTACTATGAGTTAGCAGACCAGTTTACGTTTGAGGTTCCTGGAGCAAAGTTTATGCCTCAATACCGTAATAAGTATTGGGACGGAAAAATTCGTTTATTTAATACCCAGACTGGTGAGATATATGTCGGATTATTAGATAAACTCACAAAGTTTTGTGATGACCACGAATATACCTACGAGTTTGTAAACAATAAATTTTATGGTCTCCCATTTGAGACCAACGATATGATCTGCAAAGAAGGTGTCAAAGATTATATGACATCTGTATCTAAGTACGTTCCACGGGATTACCAAGTAGAGGGAGTATACGACGCCCTAAAACATAATAGAAGGTTGTTGATATCCCCAACTGCCTCTGGAAAGTCTCTGATGATATACTCTGTTGTGAGATATCACGTTGAGAAGCAACGAAATATTCTGATAGTCGTTCCGACGACTTCCCTAGTAGAACAGATGTATAAAGACTTTGCAGACTATGGTTGGGACGTAGGTTCATTTTGCCACAAGATTTATGCGGGACGTGAAAGAGAGACCGATTCTCAGGTGATTATCACCACCTGGCAGTCCATCTACAAACTACCCCGCAAATATTTTTCAAGATTCAATGTGGTTGTTGGAGATGAAGCACACCAGTTCAAATCTAAGTCATTAATATCTATAATGACAAAACTTGCTGATGCAAAGTATCGTTATGGTTTTACGGGAACACTAGATGGCACACAAACTCATAAGTGGGTACTAGAGGGTCTCTTTGGACCATCTTATAAGATTATTCGCACAGAGGAGTTAATGTCAAAGGGACACGTTGCCAAACTAGACATTAATGTACTTCTACTGAAGCACCCAGCACATAAGTTTGAAAACTTTGAAGAAGAAGTTCAGTATATTATTAATCATGAACGTCGAAATAAGTTTATCAGAAATCTTGCTTTAGATCTCAAAGGAAATACCTTGATTCTTTTTTCAAGAGTCGAAGGGCACGGACAACCACTTTATGAAATGATAAATACGAATAGGGTGGATGATCGTCATGTATTTTTTGTTCATGGTGGTGTAGCAACAGAGGATCGAGAAAAAGTAAGAGAGATTACCGAAAAAGAAAACAACGCAATTATTGTTGCTTCATACGGAACGTTCAGTACAGGCATTAACATTAAAAACTTACACAATGTTATTTTTGCTTCTCCTTCTAAATCCAGAATACGTAACTTGCAATCAATTGGTAGAGTCCTCAGAAAAGGTAATAACAAGACAAAAGCAACTTTATATGATATCGCTGACGATATATCCTACAAATCCAGGAGAAATTATACACTTAATCATCTGATAGAAAGAATAAAAGTTTATAACGAAGAAAACTTTAACTACGATATAGTAAACATACCGCTTAAAAACTAATGGGAGATGAATTCTACGCAATCATAAAACTAGTATCAGGTGAAGAAATATTATCACTTGTTTCCATTGATGAAAATGATGGAGATCCTTTGGTTGTAATGCAAAATCCAATCACAATGAAAGTTCTTCGTTCTCATCATGGAATGCATATCAAAGTAAAATCATGGATAGAAATGTCATCTGATGATTTCTTTATTGTAAAACCTGATAAGATGATTACAATCACAGAAACTAAAGATAAAAGATTGATTGAGATATACAATAACTATATTGAAGATGAAGATCTCATGAATGCCTTTCAAAGTCCTACAATATCTGAAAATCAAAACACATCAGGAAAGGTTAAACCATCACAAAAGATGGGATACATTGCAACTGTAGAAGAAGCAAGAAAAAAACTAGAAGATATATTTAAACTAGAAGATCCTAAAGAAAGCTAGTACTCATCTTTAACCGGGACAAAGGTAGTCTACACACATTTTCTAATGTTGTCAAGCCCATAAAGTATGGTATAATAATAACAACTTATATTATACGAGTCCAATGTTATGCCTAAGAAGAAGACGGAACATTATGTAAACAACAAAGAATTGTTAGAGGCAATGATTAACTACCGTATACGGGTAGAAAAATCATACTTAAAGACTTTCAATAAAGATCTTACTGAGCAACCAAAACAAGAAAGAGGAAAACAGTGGGAAGGTAAACCTCCGATTCCGAACTATCTTGGTGAGTGTTTCTTGAAGATTGCAACACACCTCTCATACAAACCAAACTTTGTGAACTACATGTTCCGTGAGGATATGATTTCTGATGGCATTGAGAACTGCGTTCAATATATTCATAACTTTGATCCAGAAAAGTCTAAGAATCCTTTTGCTTACTTTACTCAGATCATCCATTACGCTTTCCTGAGACGTATTCAGAAAGAGAAAAAGCAGTTGGACATCAAGACCAAGATAATTGAGCGAACTGGATTTGATGAGGTTATGATGGTTGACGACAGCTTGCTTTCTGGACACAGTTCGGACTATAATACAATCAAGGACAATATCACCTACAAGAATCGATGAAGGTCGCCATCATTACGGACACACACTATGGTGCCCGCAAAGGATCGAAACATTTGCACGATTACTTCGAACTATTTTACAATAATGTATTTTTCCCTGCTCTGGAAGAGCACGGAGTAGAAGCAGTCATTCATATGGGTGATGCTTTTGATAGTCGGAAGTCGATTGACTATCAAAGCCTTGAATGGGCAAAAAGAGTGGTATTCAATCCTCTCAAAAAGTATGATGTTCATATGATTATTGGGAATCATGACACATA